CCCCGCCGTAGTCTTTACAGCAGCGCGGTTGCATCCGCAAGGCTGTCGCCCGCAATCGCGATCGAGTTCCACTTGGCAAAGCCTGCAATGAAACGTGCGCGGCCGGTGTATACATGAGCACCGGTGTTCGTATCCTTGTGGCTGTCCGTAGTCAGCTTCACGCGGTCAAGGAACGGCATTGCATAGGTGTTCTGGTTCTTCTTGCTGTCGAGCAGCATGAAGTATTCCTTGCCTGCAATGGTATTCGGCAGGTAGTTCCAAACGATGAAGTTCCAGCCGCCGTACTGGAAGTTGAAGCCGGTGCTGTTGCCCTGATCCTTAAATTCGGAGCCGACAACCTCCATAAACTTGCGCTTCATCTTGCCGCTGTTCGGGATAATGATGGTATCCGGTGCGATGGACAGCAGGTTGCCGTCGTCGTCGGTGAAGTGCTGCATTTTCTCCTGTACGGTATCCAGTACAGTAGCCATATCGTCCGACGCAGCGTAGGAGAAGCGGTTGGACTGGGTGTACTTCGGCTGGGTGATGGACTTGTGCGCCTTGTTGAACAGGGACAGCTTGTCCGCCGTGGTAGTGTCGTAAGTACGCATGGTCATGTTCTTGTTGCCGAACGACATAGAAGCGTTCAGACCGCCCAGAAGGGTAGCCGCCGCGTACTGCTCACGGGTGCGGGCATAGGACAGACCGAAGTCACGCGCAGCGGAAATGATATCCTTCTGCTTGTTGTCCTCCATGAACTCCTCGGTTACTGCGAAGCTGTTCTTCCAGGTTGCAGGCTCCAGGAACTTTGCATAGCTCTCCTGTCGGGAGTTGGTCGGGTATGCGCCGTTCTCGCCTACGTCCTCAAAGTTGCCGAGTGCGGTCATGCCGCCGTACTTCTCGCCGTAGTTGCTCGTGGTGTCCATGCAGAAAATCTTGCTGATCTGCGAAGTCTGCTCGAAGTCCTCAACCTCGTGCTCGATAATTGCCTTAATAGGCGCTTCGGACTTGCCAAACAGAGAATCGACAAGACCGGAGCCCTTAGAAATGATATTGCCTGCCATGATATAGTTACCTCCTTAGGTTAGGCTGCCGGGGTTACGAAAACGCCGCGTACAGTGGAATTGGTGGTTGCGCCGTCGGTGTCCAGAATCTTGAACACGCCGGAAGCGGTGGTTGCGGTAACGCCCAGCGCGTCAGTGCTCAGGGTTACAGCGGAGCCTACTGCGGTTGCTGCAACGGTCGCGGTGGATACGGTCTCAAAAACCGTGTGGTCGGTTACCTCGATTGCCGGGTAAGTACCGTCCTCTCTCTGCGGACCCATGATAATGTGAGTCGGCTTGGTGGTAGCTGCACACTTAGCCAGTGCGCCGCCGGTCAGATTTGCCGCCATGCCAAGAGAAAGACCGGCTGCACCCTTGGGGTATACAAACGGCTCCACATCGCCTACGCGGCTGTATGCCTTGATAAACATATAAACTCTCCTTTTCAGATACGTTTTTTGTAGTCAGCAATAATCTGCTGCTTTGTCCAGTTGGGGAATGCTGCGCGGTACCACTGCATTGTCGTGTCATCCACAACAATATCGTCACCGCCCGCATTGCCTGCTGTGGTGGTCAGGTGGCTCTTGCCGTTGACATTATTCATCGCCTGCTGCTTTGCCGCTGCTGCGCGCTTACCGGTGAGCTGGTCAAAGTTTGCAAGGCGGAACGCGTCAACGAGAGAATAGCCTCTGTTGACGTACTCGTTAAAAACGGGTGCGTTCGGGTGATTTGCCAGTGCAGCAACATCGGTAATGGACGGGTCAAGGTGCGAAATCTCCTTGATTGCCTCGTTCATCTGCCGCTCGCCCTCCTCCATCTGCACACGGTCAAGCACTTCCTGTGCCTGCCGTACAGTGGGGTTGTTTGCGATCATCTGATCGAGCATGGACGGGTCAAGCCCTGCCTGCTGCAGCTGGTCTCGCTGATATGCCTGCTGATACGCCTGCAAATCAGCTTCCGAGGTGATCGGCTTGTTGGTGTACGGGTCAAGCTGACCTTCGTACATCTGCCGAATGACCTCATCCTTTGCCGCCTGACGCTCCTGCTGAATGCGCTCGTTAAACTGCGCTTCCGCTCTGCGACGTGCCGCGGCAAATCGTGCGTTATCTTCCGCACTCTGTACTCCCTCGGGTGCAGCTTCGGCGGTCTGCTGCTCGTTTTCGCCTGTCTCCTCGGGTCCGATGGACGCCGGTTCGGCGGATTCCGGCTCGTTTACGCCTGCCTCGGTGGTTTCCACTTCGGTTTCCATAATTTCTTCCATTTGGGTGTTCCTTTCCGGATTTTTACGCTGTTCCATGCGATTTTGGGCATAAAAAAACCGCCCTTTCGGACGGTTCCGCTATTCATTTGCCCCTTACTTGCCGCTCTTCTTGGAAGAACGCAGATCGCCGCCGGTCTTAACGGACGGCTTCTTGCCGGAAGTCTGGGTAAATACCGCTTTAACCTCCATGCTGCCGGTGTTCTTGATCTTACCGGCGTAACCGCTCTTATTTGCCATGCTATTTCACCTCCTTTACTACCTGCTTATAGTTTGAACACTGCGGGTTCCTGCAAATGAGCACGAGTTTCCCGTTTTCTGTGTCCGTCTTCGTGTCAATCTTACAGATTGGACATACCAAGACTGCCGCCTCCCTCCTGATAACTCGGCATATCATCCAGATTTACCGCCTGCGTCGGGTCTGCGATCTCGGTCGGCATGATCTGCTGCATCATTGCCTGCTGCTGTGCCAACATCTGCTGTTGCTGTTCCAATCGTTCGGAAAGCTGCTGTTTAACCTCGCTTGCCAGCGGGTAGTGCAGCCCCTCCATGATTGTCCAGAACGTCAAGAGACTCTGCATATCGGTCGGGTCGCCGAAACAGCCGTTTTCGAGGTTCATGCGTGCCTCCTGCCAGAGGTTTTCACGGTTTCCTGCAAGCGGTGCGGTCTGGTCAACGCTGAACAGAAATTCATCGTTCCAGTACGGCTCGCCCGCCTCGTCCACCTTGAGGAAGTCCATCTTGTTAAACGTGCCGTACATCTGCGTACCGTTGGTATCCTTGTAAACCATCGGCCGCGGCTCGTCCGAGTACGCCAGCAGGAACTTGAACATAACCTCGAACAAATCCGCATAGGCGGCATTCTTCATTACCTTTCGGCTTTCCAGTCGTCCGGCGGTTTGCGCCGCTGCGAACTGCTTTGCCGTACCGGAGGTTGCGGTGCTGTCCTTGCGTCCTTGGAACGAATCCGTAATACCAATCAGGTTGCGCATTGCCGTGTAGGTACTGTCCTCAAACGCCATATCGCGGGAAATATCCGGCTGCAGGGTCAGCACATCAACCATTGTTTTTTCTTCCGGGCTGTCAATCTCAAAAACCTTGAAATTCTCGTCCGTGCGTCTAATCTGCTTGCCCTTTGGCAGGGTGATAACCGAGCCGCCGCCCAGCAGCTTTTGCGAGATTGCGCTGTCGAGCTTGTTAATCAGCATCTGCTGGTCTCGTATCATGTCCACGTCAGACGAGCCTAACAGCTTACCGACAACAGACACATTGCGCCGCAGTACCACCGGATACACGTCCGGCTTGTAGTACGGTATCATGTCGTTTTCCTCGTGCTGTGTAACGGTTGGGTTGCCCATCTCATCAAGGCTGATATCCTCAACCATCTTGGTCATCGGGATGCCGTTCTCGTCCGTCCGTGCAAAGTCCTTGACGGTTTTCTGTTCGCCGCTCTTACTGCCGCAGTACGGGCAGGTATCGCCCTGCATATCCGCGCCGCACTTGCTGCACGTCTTAATGCGCCTCGCCTGATAGTCCTCCATGTACTCCAGCAGTACGTCATTGCACCACGCCACGCGCCCAATGCCGCCGTCAGCGTTGCGGAAGTATCCGATATTCTCCGTCACCAGATCATCTACCACGCTTTGCTCAAAGCCGCGTGCGTCCGGCTGCTCCTCGTCCTCAGCGGATACGTCCTTGCCGTACTTCTTCTTGATGTATTCCTTGCTCTGCGCGAGCTGAATAAAGAAGTAATCCATATCCGGTATATTGTAAACGCCCGGCTGCGGAATAAACTGTTTCGGGTGCAGCAGTGTAACACTCAGCGCGCCGCGCGTCGTGTGCGTCCGCTTGGTGTTGTCCCACTCGACAAGGAACAGGTCTCCGCCGTGTGTCGGTGTGGTTCGCTCGTCCTGATCGTTCAACCGCTCAAAGGGTAATCTATCAATCTCATTTCGGATGTAATCCTCAATCGTCTTTGCAAGCTGTTCGTCCTCCTTATGTCGCGGCGTAACCTTGGGCGTGGGAATATCGCTTGATACTTCCGCCTCGATGATTTCCGCGACAACATTCCGCGCCACTACTGCATCTTGCGTCTTCTGGTTCTTGCCGTGCACCTTGTCGATCTTGTGCGTTCCCCGGTAGATTTCTTCCCGCTCGACCATCAGATCAAGCTCCGGCTGGTACTTGCTTCGCGCCTTGCTTAGCCTGTCCTGCCACTTCTTCAAAATCGCCTCGTCGCTCTTCCCCGTTTTATCAAACGGATTTTGCATTTTATCACCTCATTTTCAAAACGGATTTCCCCATTTAGATAATAGGTACTCCTTGCCGCTCTTGTCGGCGTTGTAGTAGTCCTCGTACATATCATCCGTCCACTTCGCCCGCTTGCCTCGCGGCTTGTCCTCGGTGTAGCTCTGCTGTGTGCGTGCATAGTAGGCAATCGCCAGCGCCATAACACAGTCGTCGTGTGCGCCCTGCTCTGCCTCTGCTCTGCCCTTCTCATTGCGGACAAACGTCAGCATTTCGCCAAGCGTGTCCGCATCGTTCAGCAGCTCCACGCTCTCGCGCACTACCTCAACCAGTCCGGCAATAATAACCGGCCTTGTAACGCTCGTCGTCTTAAAGCCGTAGCTGTCGCGGGGTCTGTGGGTGTAGTTGTCCTCGGTCTGCCGGACGTACTGCCGCGGATACCGAAGCCGCTGCAGCTCCTTGATCGGGTAGCTGCTGTAATTGGCCTCTATCGCAATCAGCGCATTGTTATAATAGATACCCAGACAATACATCTGTGCCGCGTAAACATCCTCGTCGAACTGGTGCCTGAGCGTGCAGACCTGCCGCCCGTTGGTGTTGTCGAGCACCTGCCCTACAAACCAGTCTGAGCCCTCGCCGGACGTATCCCCGCCGATCACATACGGCACGCCGTCCCGCCTGTCCTGATAGATGGATATATAGCCGTCGTCATCGTCCACCCACTTAATAGAACGATCATCAATCCTGACTTGATTCGCCAGTGCGTCAAACCGTGTGGAGTAAACAAAGTACCCACGCTTAACCGGCTCCCGCAGCTCTGCCAGCCTGCCGTTGACTTTGGCCGCGTCAAAGATCGTCTTACCAATAACGCCCCACTGCCCCAGACAATACACCTGGTAATAGTAAGGGTCGCTGTCTTTGTACCCTTCAAGCGTCCGCTTGTAGTCGTCGTCCAACCATGCGTTATCCTTGTAGGTGGTTTTGAGCGTCACCGCCCGCTCATCCTTGCGGTCAAAAAACCGCTTTTTGAGCCAGTGCAGCACGTTGATCGGGTTAAATGATAAGGTAATCTGTCCATGTATCCGCTTGCCTCGCAGACGGATATCAAGCTGGTTAAAGTCGGCTTCCGCAATCTCGCTTGCCTCCTCAATCCATATGTCGGTCAGCTCGCCCTTGGGAAATGTAACAGACTTAATTTTTTCCGGGTCATCAAGCCCCTTGAAAATGCAGGCGTTGCCGGTCAGGCGGCACACAATTTTTAGATCGGTAACATCAAACAGACTGTGCAGCCCCCAGCCGTTAATGACCTGCTGCAGCAGCGCAAACGTAGACGTGCGGTTGGTGTCGCCAACCTTGCGGACTACAAGCACATTGCACAGTGGCTTGCTCATCATGCGGACAACCAGCCGTTGTGCTGCAAATACAGACTTACCAGAGCCAGCGCCGCCATACAGCACAATATATCTGTGCTCGTCATCGTCCAGAAGTGGCAGATATGCCGCGTTAAACGCCCGCTTGGGAATATTAACTTGCACCCGCCGCACCTCCTAATTGTACAAAATGCGTGTTTTGCATAATAAGCAACGCCGTCCGTCTCTCCCTCTGGTATTTACCCCGAGTTTTCCGGCACTCATCCCATCAAAAACCCCTGATTTTGCAAGTCCGTAAAACCAATCCTGCATATCAGGGTAAAAAAACAGACCTGCACCGCTGTTACGCGGCTGCAAGTCCTCAATCTGTATCCGTCATATCGTCGTCATCCAGCAGCTTAACCGTGATTGTCTGCGCTCCTACGATTTCCCGCCGCTCGATAAATGCGCCAATGCTCCGTGCGCGCAGCTCAGACGCTTTCAGACGGTCTTTTATATCTGCCGTATCATCTCTCATGGTATCGCTCCAAAACGCGTTAATCTCCGCCATATCCGCCACACGGTCACGATCTAACAGCTCGTCCCGGTCTGAAATGTACTGGTTAAGTTTGGTTAGGTTTTGCGCTCCAATTACTTTGGCGTTATCAGGCTTGTAACCAGCAAGCCGTGCCGCCTCTGTAGCTGTCTTGCCTTGCTTGTAATAATCAATCCATGCCCGCTGTTTTGCGGTCAGCTTGTCCATACTCTCATCCCTTACTTATATATAGACACAAAAAAGCTGCCCCGGTTACTTGGAGCGGCTTTTGTCTGCCTACATTGTTTACTTGTCCATGTATTCACGCACTGCCTGCATAATGTACGCCGTCACACTCTGCCCGGCGTCCTGGGCGGCCTGCCTGATCTGCGCGCCGTCCTCCTTGGGAATGCGTAGCGTTATCGCGTCCCTGCTGCAGATTGCACCGGCCACCCGCACCATTTCCGGTGAGGTGTACCGCATCGACTACCCGACCGACACGCAGGACGCACCTATTGTAACCATCGTCACCGAGGACGGCAACGAGTGGATCACCGATGACTACATCGCACCGCGTCACACGCCGCTTGAGATCACATTCAGCGCCAACAGCACCGAGGACGTAACCGACGACGAGATCATTTCCATTGCATCCATCTGGACGCGTTAAGCATGGGAGCCTCACCGCTCCCTCCCATTCTCCCGCCCGGCTCACGCACCCGCGTCAGAGTATTTTTCTAAATATCATGACAAACCCCGCTCACCAAAGCCATAAGGTGAGCGGGGTTTCCCATATTTACGACTGTTTCGGTTCCGCAGGACTTGCACCTGCTTTCAGCCACTATGCAAACCGATATACCTCCACAGGGAGGTATGAACGCTTTCGTTGCGCCTGAACGCCGGGCTTTTACCGGTGATCTCTCAGCTGTCCAGAACGGTTTGTATGAAATCCAGAGAGGTTGTTACCTCACTTTCGCAAGTTTACTTGTATTTCCGTCCTGATGATTAGGTTGTTTAACGCAAGAGATAAACAGACTGGTGCTCTTTCGTGGCGTGTACTTAGCCACCCGAAAGCGCCGTATCGGCTTTGTAACTTTGTACCGGTTGTTTTGCTCTCGGCTCACTAAGTCCGTGTGAGTGCTTATCCGGTCAGCACTCGCCCTCTCATTATGGGCTGTTCGGCGTTTCTCTCCGTCGTGTCGCAGTTACTATCGGTCTGTAATCCGGCTGATTCCCTCGTAAGGTTACAGCGGGGAGCGACCCCGGTTGCGGCGTGCCTGCAAGCACCCGCTGAACTCTGCAAAGCTGTTGCAGCAGCTTCACAGGCGTTCGGAAACAGTGCTCGTCTTTCCGAGCCGTCAGAATCATTATCGCCCTCGTTGGAGGCGTTGTGCTCCCTCCGCCTCATGCAGCTTTGGGAGCAGATCGCCTTGCACGTCGTCCACCATGCAAGGATTGCCAAAGTCCGCCACGTTGCCCTTGGCTAAAAAGATTCCATACGTTACCCGTCCGGCCTCATGCAGCCATCCGGGCATATCGGCGTGCCGCGCAAATGACACGCCAACGATAGAAAGGATAATCAATGCCTTCGTTCCGCGGAAGGCGTTTTGCTCCTCTGCCCTCATGCAGACTTTGGAGCAGGTCAGCGGCAGGTCTCCCCACCGCTTTAAGTAGGTATTTGGGGTTAAACAGAAAGGCTTGTCACCCGTCAGCCCTCACGCAGGCTTCCGGGCGTGTACCCGCCTTTCGGCGGGCTGAAAGCGGAGGAACGAAACTCCGTGATTCTGCTCTTACGAGCTTTTATCACAATATTATTATAACACCAGTTTTTGTGGTATAGTGTGGTAAGTTTTCCACAGATTCATGCACAATCTGTTAATAACTTCTCCACTTCCCGCAGGGCGCGAACGTGCATCCGTCCACGCACATGATCCTCGTTATAGTGTATCTTTTCGGCGGTCTCTCTCCACGTTCTACCGTTCACGTAATGTTCGATCAGCAGCGCCCGCAGCGCCGCATCCTGCACCTTAGCCGTTGTGCTGATAATCTCGGCCTTAATCAGCGCAAGCCGTTCCTGTTCTCTCTGTATCTTCTCGGACAGGGCAAGATACGCATCCGACTTATTTGCGGTCACGTCACCGCCGCCGCCCGGCGTGTCCTTGATCGTCGCCGTTGCGCTTGTCGCCCGCGTCCACGCCCTTACTCGTGCTTCCTCCAATGCCGAGATCGACTTTTCAAGGTCAATCCCGCGTCTGAGCCATTCTTTAGTCGTCGTGTGCCACTACCTCCTCTATGCTGTGCTGTGTATATCGCCTGCGGCGGATGATCTTAGCCGCTTTTCTTGTGCATTCCGCGCCCGGTTCACAGCCGCGCATCCTGCCCGTGTCCACCATGTAATGACACGCCCATAGCTTAGACCCTTGGCTTGTACCCAGTACCCGCCAGTATGCGCACCCAGCGCATTCGCTTTTCTTTCTCATTCTAGTGTAATGTCATGCTCCTTTAGTTCGTTTACCAGATCGTCAATGTCGATATAGCCCTTGTCGATACTGTCCGAAATGTAATTCACCTCATCCCAAACGCGCCTTAGGCGAACATATCCAAACCCTTCCTTGTCTCGCAGTGCCGTGAACAAAATCGCCCACGCAGAAGTGATTGCAATATTCATTGCTTCCTTCTTGGCCTTGTTCACATCAGCCAGCGTCGCAGGTCTCCGCCTCGGATTGACCCTCTTTTTCTTCGCCATTCCCGTACCTCCAATTTTCATACCGCCGCATCTCGTCCAGATACTGCCGCATCTCCGCGCTATACCGCTTCACTCGTCCATCCGCTCCAACATATCAAGGTACTTTCTCGCCATTGCCGCCACTTGAATTGCCTCGCAAGCCGCCGCTTCGGCGTACTGTTCAACGAGAGCCACATACTGCGCCGTCTGGACACCGTCACGGATACGGTGCCAGATCTGCTCCATTGCCAACTCGATACTGTCGCATTCTTCCCGCAGTTCCTCGGCTTCCTCCTGCATTACCGCCCAACCCTCGTGCTCCGAATGGAACTGCGGGAATCGCTCATTTGCAGCTTCCAGTTCCTTTTCCACGAGCTTTCCAACATCTTCATTTACTACGTTCATCGTTTTCCTCCCTCAAACACAAATCATCGGTGGGTGCGGAATCTCCGTATCTACCGGTTTCCACAGGTGCAGGCAGTACGGATGGTTGTTGATATACTCCGACTTAGGCGGGTGGAACTGCATAACGCGCTCGTCCTCCCTGAAAAACATATCCTTAATCGCGCACATCTCGTCCCATGTCGGACAGCACTTACGCTGTGCAGAGCCGGGCGAAACGCTGACGTGTTCCCATCCCATGCCATTGCTTGCAATCACGTGGAACGACTTGCCGCCGACAAACACCTTGAAAACACCGTTTCCGCTGTCGCCGGTGCAGCCGTAAAACTCGCGTTCTCTGTCTTTCAGCCGGAACTTGTCCAGTTTGTGCAGATCAATCATTCTTCCACCCTCTCATACGTCTTTGCGAACACATCCGGATTGCAAGGGTAGAACTCGCCGTTTACGCCCTTGATGATGTAGTCGCCAGTATATGCCAGCATAGTTCCCTCAAGGGTTAAAACAAATAATGTTTTCTTGTTCTCACTCCACACGACTTTCATTCCACAAAACTTGTCGATTTCCGTCTGGTTCTTGCCCGTCCACCGGACACCCTCAATAACCACAGGCTTCTTGCGATACTTCATTCTTCCACCTCCTCAATCAGCCGGTTCAGATACCATCGTGCTTTCTTTAAGTCCTCCACGCCATTCTTCTGCCGGTGCCGCCACAGGTACTTAAACGCATTACACAAACAAAAGTCCTTTACCACCTCTGCGCCAAACGCCGCCTGCATCGCGTCGATGCACTCGATACCGCCGGACGTGTAGTGCGCCGGGCGGTTTACCGGGTCTGGATTTACGTCCTCGCTGCACTTTGCGGCCGTATCGGCAACGGTGGGCGTGTCGTCAATCACCTCATAGCCCATGAGTTTTGCGTTCAGCCGTACGCGCCCCATATCTGCGTCCTCATACGCCCATATCATGCTCTGTCGCACATCGTCCGGGAATTTCAATTCCGCCTTTTCGCCATTAACAAATATCTTGCGATCCCCGAGGAAAAATGCGTCCACAGCGTCCTCGAAGCTCTCATAAACCTTCCCGTCTTTCTCAAACTTCATCGTTGTTTTTCCTCCTGTTCCATGCTTCATGCGTTTCGTTATACGGGTCGCTTGACCATTTTGCCTTAAACTTAAAAGTGGTCCCACAACCTTTGCACTTTAAGTCCAATGTCATAATGTGCTTCCCGTAATTGCATAAGCCGCCATGCTCTTCAACTTCTCCACCGCAAAACGGGCAAGGTTTCAGTTCAATCATTGTCTGCGCCTCCGTACAATTTTCACATGCAGCTGACGCCCGAGCCAATCCAGCCCGGTATGCGTCAGGTAGTAGGTCGTGCCGCGCTCATTCCGGTGGACGCGGAACAGCTCCTTCGGCATTTTGTCTAAGATCCGGTTGCCCTCCGGCAAATCGTAATAGTAATTCCGATATGCGCGGTAAAACGCTTTTCCGTGTCGGTGGTATGGTCGCTTATAGTCCAGACCGACCATGTGTTGGCATATCGCAAGTGCACGTTCCAGTTCCTCCGGCGTCAAGTCCATCTCGATTCCCATGTCAAGTCCCATGGCACCAAGATACTCGCTGTACTCCGCGTCCCGCTTCTCTACCCAGCTGCGCGGGTGCTTGCAGCCGAGCGTGCCGTCCTTGTGCTTCATGCCGTGTGCGCCTTCCGCTTCCGGGCAGACGTCCTCCGGATTGGATAATGGGCAAAGGTCACATCTCATTCCGGTTCACCTCCGTCCATCTTTGCGCCGCAGTGGGGGCAATAATCCGTCTTTGCATCGAACCCTATCTCACAGGCGGAGCAATACTGAATATCGCCCGCAGCTTCGCTGTGAAAAGGCATCCACTTTCCATGCACCACCGGCACAACATCAGTGGCAGGCACGCTCTCGATAATCTCTCTGAGATAATCCGATTTACAGCTATCGGCATCGTCTGCGATTGCAGTGTAATCGGCTTTCTCCATCGCCTTAATAGCAGCTTCACGCTTAATATACTCAGCCATTGTTTTCCTCCCATTCCTCCACATAGCACCAACTCTGGGGCGCACGTTGTATACGCTTGACGCACTCAAATGCTGCATACCATCAGCAGGTTTTGCAGGTTTTCATAAGTCACCCCCACTGTTCCGCCATTGCTCGTGCAATGCCCGGAAACGTCTTACTTCGGTTCTTCTGGCGTTCTTTTCCTCCCTTATTAAACCAATTCCCAGCTATCTTTGTACTCTGAATCTGATCTGCCGGAAGTTCGTCCGTCGGCTGCAACTCTGGTAAACCTTTAAGCCACAGGCACGTTTTCTTCTTGAATGGGTGTCCAAATTGATACGGCTGAATCGTCTGCGTATATTTCGGCAGACAGTAAACCGATGATGGAATCGGATTCTCAACGGCTATCTTTGGAATATCAGCCCAAAGGAACCGAAGAAAGAAGTCTTTCGCCTGTATTCCTTTTCTTAAGCGTTCTTCGTTAAGTACACCTTTCGGATAAAGGAACCGTGCTCCGGCGTTGCTCAAATATGTGCAAGGCGGATGTGCAATCAACATATCCCACTTGCCTACCTCGTGTGCTTTACCATCCATGGTAATTATTACCCCCCCTGCTACGGCAGTGAGTGCGTCACAGAGGATATGCCATTCTGGATGCCCTCCTGACGGCTCCTGAATGTCGCATGAGTACGCCTCATGTCCGCGTTCTCGGAACGCCTTGCACACCGTCTGCGATTCTTCACAGGCAATTAAAACTTTCATCCGCACACCTCACCAAACGTCACTTGATCTTCGTTCTTCGGCTTGCACACTTCCTCGCAGTTTCGTGCCATCTGCGTGAAATAGCTCGGCTTCAGTTCAGCCGCTACCGCCCTGCGCCCCTGCTCCAGTGCAATGTACGGTTCACTGCCGATCCCGCCGAACGGCGAAAACACAACGTCACCGGGGTTTGTCCAAAGCTGCACCGCGCGTCTGATAACTTCCAGCTGCAACGGACAGATATGCTTTTCGTCCTTGTCCTCGCGTGCCAGTCGCGCGTTAAGTACGTCGGTTCTGCGAATATCAAACCACACCGGGCTTGCGTATCTCTGCCACATCGGCAGATCAAACACCTGCCGAACATCTGCACCGTCGTTTTCCGCGTCCTCTGCCGTCTTGTAGTGTCGCACCGGTTCCGGGTTCTTGCCGTCGTCCTTCCACTTGCGGAACAGCACGAGGTACTCCGGCATACCAATACCCGTCAGACTCGCATCGCGCTGAAGCTGGCAGTAAAGCAGTCTCTGCGTCTTGGTTTTCTGCATCTCCAGTACCGGGTCAGTCCAGATGACAACCTCACTGTGGTACTGAAATCCCGCCTTTTCAAAGTGCCGGATGATGTCGCCTCGGAAATCATACCAACCGCTTGCGCCGTGGCTGGACTTGTACCGTGCAAGCTGCTTGCAGTGTACCGCGCAAATGCGGCCATTCATCAGCACCCGGTACAGCTCTGGAATGAGATAGTCGAACTGCTCGAAGAACTCGTCCTCGTTCTTGCAGTTGCCCATATCCCGCAGATCGTCCGAATAGATGTACAGGTTTGCAAACGGCGGGCTGAAAATTTCAAAGTGAACACTCTCGTCCGGCATCTGCCGTGCCACCTCTACACAGTCTCCGTTGTAAAGTGCGTAGCGCTCATTCATTACTTCCTGCATTACACTGCCTCCTTAATCCATGCCGGGAACTTGAACTCGTCTTTTTTCAGATCGAGCACAAACTCACGTCCTCGCACAGCTTCCGTCTGAAATTCCCGCATAGCCTGCGCCATGCTCACGGTCATCTCTTGTTTCTGCTGCGCCTTGCGTTCAATCGCGTCCAGTATCTCCTTCTCTCCCTCTCCGATCACGCGCCATACGTTTACTTCTTTATCCTGCCCGAAACGGTAAAACCGTCTTACTGCCTGATAGTAGCTCTCATAGCTGTAATCCAGCCCACAGAACACCGCGTTGCGGCAGTTCTGGAAGTTCAGGCCAAAACCGAAGATGGACGGTTTGGAGATCAGCACGCGGTATTTCCCGTCGATGAAATCCACCGCCGCACGTTCCTTTGCGTCCGCCTTGTCGCTTCCGCGTATCTCAACCGCGCCGGGAATCGCCTTTTTCAGCTCGTCCGCTTCCTCATTCTGAAAACACCACACGACGAACTGCTCATCCGACCCGCCTACGATCTCAGCACATCGCTGTACGCGCTCCGCAAGGCTCTTTTTCTTTGCCGCGTGAAAGCCCTTGACGGACAAATCCAGCTTTTCCGTCAGCGCAAGCAAGCTCTGTTCGGTCTGCACGACTTCGTTTTTCTCGCGCAGCTCTGGCAGAACATACCCAGTATCATCAAACCCAATGTCCTTTGGGCTGGAAATGCACACTGCCCAGCTCGCCACCCAGCGCCAGAAATCGTGCTCTGCGTGTCCTTTCAGCCGATAGTGTCCGCTGTTTCTCTGGTCTGCCACAAACCAGCAGGAAAGCGCCTCGCTTGAACGCATGATGCCGAGAAATTCCGCGTGGTTCAGCAGCTCCATTAGGTCGTTAGGTGCAGGCGTAGCCGTGCAGGCCAGCTTGAACGGTGTATCGCGGAACGCTCCTATAATCTGCCGTTTGGTTTTTCCCATGTAGCTTTTCAAAATCGAGCTTTCGTCTAACACCACAGCGCCGAACTTTGACGTGTCGAACTTGTCCAATTTTTCATAGTTTGTGATATTCACGCCCGGCGTAATATCCGCATCCATCTCCGCCAAAGTCACCGGCACGCCGAACTTCTCGCCCTCGCGCACGGTCTGCCGCGATACCGCCAGCGGCGCCAAAATCAACGTCGGCCTGCCGGTCTTTTGTGCGGTCTCCTGTGCCCATGCAAGCTGCTGTGCCGTCTTGCCAAGCCCGCAATCCTCGAATAGTGCCGCGCTCCCGGTCTTGCACGCCCAGTCCGTCACATATCTCTGCCACTCAAACAGATTTTCGTGCTTCTCCTGCATGTCAAATCCGCTTTTCGGTCTGCTTTTCAGCTTGCCCTTCAAAAAGTCCTCATACTCCATCTGTTTCATCCGCTCCCAAAATCTCAACCACAATCCTCGGATTCTTCGCATCCACCTCAAAGTGATCTTCAAATCCTCGGATATTCTTCCATCCGTCGTTACTCAGATACCGCGCTTTAACAAGCGCATCCTGAATAACCTTGCGCCCGAACGCACAGATATTGTCCTTATCCCGCCGCCGGTCCTTTTCGTACCAGCGGTAGATCATATACACCGGTTCTTCAAACTCCACGTTTCCAAGCTGTCTTGCCGCGTGCATCACAACGGTTTCGCACTTCTTTTTCAGTTGTGCGCCTAAGTACCGGTTGCGCCGTTCCGCCTCGATCAGCTCATTCAGTCCCGGCAGCGGGCCTTTTATCACGAATTTCAACTGTACCTCCAGTCTGCAGCCGAGAACTTGCCGCTTGCAAGGTGCATCATCATGTCGATCTCACCCGTTCCCGCGTGCCTGTTCTTTGCTACGTTCACCTTTACCTGTACGCTCTCAGCTTTCTCGTCCTCGTCGTACATATCCGGCCGGTGCAGCAGAATCACACAGTCCGCATCCTGTTCGATTGCACCGCTGTCTCGCAGATCTGACAGCATCGGCTTTTTGTCCGCTCTGGTCTCCGTCCCTCGGTTGAGCTGTGCCAGACAAAGCACCGGCACGCCGAGCGTCCGCGCAAGCACTTTCAGTTCGCCGCTGATTTCGGTAATCTGTTCGTACCGGCTCCGCAGCCGCATATTCGGCTTAATCAGCTGTAAGTAGTCGATGACCACAAGCCGCAGGTTTTTCACCTTGCGTGCCATCGTCCGTATTTCGCTTACACCGCAGCGCAACGTCTTGTTCAGGTAGATTGGATTATCATATATCCGTTTCATAGCAATACACGCCAGTTCCATTTCTTCCTTTGTCGCGCCGCCCAGTAAAAACTTGCTTGCCGGAATATTGCAAATCCGGCTCACACGTCTTGCGGTCAGCTGCACAGAATCCATTTCGAGTGAGATAAACAGCACACCGCCCTGCTTTGCTACGTTGTCCGCAATCTGCAAGCTGATTGCCGTCTTTCCGCAGCCGGGTCTTGCCGCCAGTACATACAGTCCGCAGTTGAGCATACCGCCGCCGAGGATCCGGTCTAAGTCCTCGAATCCGGTCTGCACGGAAACTGCACCGCTGTCCAGCCTGTCCCAAAATTCCAGTGCAGCGTTCTCTCCGGTGATCAGCTCTCCCTCCGCGTGCTCTGCCAGCTTTGCAAGCTGCTGTGTCATTCCGTCTATCACCTCGGACGGGTCCGCATTTGCAATAATATCCGTATCTGCCGCACTCAGTACCTCGCGGATACCGCGCCGCAGTGCAGCCTTGCGTACCTCTGCGATATGCGGTTCAAGGTCTGCGTTCCCGCTCGGTGTGATCTCCATCAACTCGTAAAAGTACGAGCGTACCACGCCGCTTTCGTTTGCCGCCTTTGCCGGGTCTACGTCCTCACCTCGGTTGTCGATCCGCTGCATCGCCTCAAAGATTTCACGGTTTGCTTCAACCGTGAAGTCCTCCGGCTTTAATTCTTCCAGTAATCGCCGTGCCGTCTGCGGGTTTGTAATCGCCGCACCGATCAGCAGGTTTTCACTGGTGATGATATCAGTCATACACCTTCACTCCGTTCACCATCCGGTACTTTGGTTTTTCCGGTCTGGTCTCCGTGATTCTGTCCCAAATAATCCCGCGCCAGTTGTTTGCCATACTCAGCCGGATAACCTCAGCTACCGCCTGTTCTCCATGCCGCTTTACGCGGTTTTCAATCTCGGTCAGCAAAGACTTCAAGCCGGTTGACTTGTACGCCTCTCTGCGTTCCTTCTTGTAGTTCAGCCAGTCCCGCACCGCAGATCGTACCGGTTCGTTAAAACGTTCCGCAGGGTCAGGGGTGGGCGCACCCGCGCCATCTTTCTCCTTCTTGCTTTCTTGCTTTCTTGCTTTCTTGCTTTCTTCAATTGTTGTTAGTTGCCTGTTAGCAGCCTGTTGGCAGACTGTTAGCTGACTGTTATCCAGACTGTTATCAGCCTGATACCTGTCGTAGTTCACAATCGTTACAATTGAGAAATCGCGGAAAGACTTCATCTCGATTTCGCCCGTCTGCTTCAAATGTCTTATCGCCGTTCTCACGTTCTGCACACTCATGCCTGTTGCCTCGGCCATTGCAGGATAAGAGGTGACGAGTTCTCCGCGGCGTACCGGTTTGCCCTTGAAAACCGTCTCGTCCCAGTTTGCCGCCAGCCGCAGATATTCCCACAGGTGAGCCGTGAAGGGGTCTTTGAACCACCCCCACGACAGCAACGATCGGTATTCTTTTATATATCCGTTCGTAAGCATCCCCTGTCACCTCTTAAAACGGAACGTCCGAATCTTCCTCCGGCATATCCGCAAAATCGCTGTTCTGTCTGCCGCTGTTTGAATCGCGGTTCTTCTTGGTCTCACCGAACGAAACTTCCTCGCAGTTGATCTCAATCGCCGTGCGGTTGTTGCCATTCTGGTCTTGCCACTTGCGGGACTGGATACGGCCAACAACGATTGCCATCATCCCCTTCGAGAACCACTGTGCAACGAATTCTGCCTGCTTGTTCCATGCAACGCAGTCGATAAAGTCTGTCTGCTTCTCGCCGTTCGCGTCCTTGCGATCACGGTCAATCGCCAGCGTGAACGAACAAACCGCCGTTCCGCTCTGTGTGTGTCTCAGCTCCGGGTCACGCGTCAGGCGACCCATCAAAATTCCCTTATTCAGCATTTGCAAATCTCCTTCGTAATGTAACTCTTGAGTTCTTCCGGCGTGTAATACACCCGAGCGCCGATACGCACACAGCGGATATAACCCGCCTTGTGGATTTCGTCCAGCGTGTCCACGCTGATGTTCAGCGCATCCGCTGCTTCCTTGCGCGTCAGCAGTAACTTTTCCATTTATCGTCCCGTTCCTTTCGTATACTTCTGCTTTTCCTCGTCCCACAGCGGATAAATGCTTTGCAGGTACTCCCGCATTTCCCGCTTGATTTCCTTGCCGTCACCCTGATCTGCCTCTCTGTGACACTCCGGGCACAGCATCACAAGGTTTGTCGGAATGCCCATGCCGCCGCGTGACCGGCTGACGTAATGCGCCGCCTGCAGCACGCCGCCTTTCCCGCAGTGGCGGCAAACACCTCCGTCCCGGTCGTAGCATTCCTTCCAAACCGCCGGGCTAATGCCGGTAAACCGTGTCTGTCTTCTCATACCTCGCGCTCCTCCGGCTTCCACTTACTCAGCCAGCCGATCACCGTGCTTTCCGGTTCGGTCTCAATGCCCTGCTCCTTGCAGTCCTGCACGATCAGGTTGATAAGCCGTCCCATCTGTAACGTGTTGTAAGTGGATGAGCCATAGTAACACAGCAGATAACCGCCATTGCAATCCTGCGTTACCCATCCGAGTCCTTGCTTGCTCCACAAGTCAGCGATAAAGTCTCTCTGCTGACCGTTGACGTACGGCACAAGTCGGTAATTCTCCCCGATTTCCGGGATGTACTGTCGATAGACTTCCTCCCGCTTGATTCCCAGCTTTGCAGCCAGTTTTGACATGCAAGCCCACGCATAAGCGTTTGCCCGCCCGGAACGCTTGTCGTACTTCTTCTTCACCTCGGCGGTATAGGTCTTGCCCTCTTTCATCTGTTCGCACTCCACCCGCGCCATAGGCGCGTTTTTGATATGCAGGCAAAGCCAGTTGCCGAGATCGTTATGCACTACCTGTGCACGGTCAAACTCATGCGTCATGGTTCATCGCCTCAATCTGTTTCAGCTTGTCCTTCAACTCGATCAACGCGGCGTTCATCTTCACAACGTCGCCCGCGTCCTGCTTGTACTGCTCGTTCCAAACCTGCTGTGCGATGGTCTTGTCTCCGCTGATCTTCACCAGCAGTTTCTTGACCTCGTTCGCCTTAGCCGTAGCCGCCGCGATCTTGGGTTCTTCCCTCGGTGCAACCGTGTGTACCTCTGCGTCCGGGTCTTTCATTTCCTCGGTCGGAATGCAGAACACCTGAAAGCAGGCATACTTGAACGCAATGCTCATAGCCTTATTGGTTGCCTTGTCGCCGCTGTCCATGCCCTCGCCGACGACCACGCACTGTACACTGCTGCCGTCCTTGGCGTAAAACGTGTACCGCACCGTGCAAACCGAGTAGATCAGATTGCCGCCTCGGTTCGTCTGCCGCTCCTCTCGCTTCTGGTCGATGATCTCCGGCACAACAAACAATCCGTGCTGCACCATAACCGGCTGCAAAGCGTTCATCACATCGTCAACGCCGCGATACTTGAAGCCCTGCTGTGCGTTCTTCTTGTCCTTGCCGATTGCTCCAATGTCGGCCATAACGCCGATAATCGCCTGATAGATTTCTGCCATCTTACTTCACCTGCAAATTCATGTTTTCCACGAGTTCCGCGCCCGGCACGGTCTCGCCCGCTTTCAGCAGCTTGCCGATTGCCGTCTTGTCCGGCTTGCGGTCGATAACCACCTTGCACAGATCATCCGGAACCATTACGTCGCTCGTAATGTTCACCTGCATACTCTTGCGGAACGACAGCGCAGCCTTCGACGTGCTGATCTTGTCTTTGCCTACAGCAAGCATGCTGTCCGCAAGGTGCTGCTTCATGTACTCCATGCGCTTCTTGGTCGCATCCTCTCGCGCCTTGAGATTGTCCCGCTCGTTCTTGAGCGCCTTAACCTCCGCGTCAAGGTTCTTGATGGTGACGGCATACGCTTCGGCCTTGTCCTCAAACGCCGCATCCAGACCGTCTACAGCCTCAAAGCCGCTGACCTCGCCGGTCTCCGGGTCTACCGTGATAGCCTGCATTGCAGTCGCAAATTCCTGCGTCAATTCGTATAAATTCATGGTTCGTCCTCCTGTTCAAAGTCCTGCACAGCAATCCGTAAATCAAGCAAGAAGTTCTTAATCTCGATGCTGAATAGGTGTTTATAATCCTCCAGATATAATCCAATAGCAGTTTCGGCTTCCCGCATATCCTGCAACCGGTTAAGTCGCTCCTGATCTGCTCTCTCCGGTGGCTCTAACGCCCGCTCGGGGCATCCGGTAATAGTATCACGCATTGCGCAGTGCCTCCAAAACGTCCTCGTCACGCACGATTTCCGTTTTCCCGTCTTTCGTTTTCACCCACATCCCATCACCAGTGCGGGTATAATATTCCTTCGCCCCAGTGATCTTTTTGTCTTCGACATTCATCAGCCAAACCGAGGCTGTATATCCCAGTGTGGAAACATTCATGTCAATGCCTGTATCCGCTTCGCTGTCCTGCTTTTCAAGAACCAGATTAAGCAGGTTGTGAAACAGCTTCCTGTTTTTGTCTTTCATTATTCATCCACCTCTATAATCGCGCCGTTTTTCAGCATATAAAACGTATCCGCTTTGATGGTTTCTCCATCTACGCAAACAGCCTGAACGCCTAAAATGTGCATTTTTTCATCACGTTCCGTGAGCACCAGCCAACAGCCGACAGCACCTTTCGCTTTGCTGCCATACCCGGTAACGACCGCAATGCTTTCCGCTCCTCCAACCGTGGCGGCGCTCCAGTCGCCCGTATTCGTGGCGGCGCTCCAGTCGCCCGTATTCGTGGCGGCGCTCTGGTTGCCCGTATTCGTGGCGGCGCTCTTGTCGCCCGTATTCGTGGCGGCGCTCCGGTAGCCCGTATTCGTGGCGGCGCTCCAGTTGCCCGTATTCGTGGCGGCGCTCCAGTTGCCCGTATTCGTGGCGGCGCTCTTGTCGCCCGTATTCGTGGCGGCGCTCCAGTCGCCCGTATTCGTGGCGGCGCTCTGGTTGCCCGTATTCGTGGCGGCGCTCTTGTCGCCCGTATTCGTGGCGGCGCTCCGGTAGCCCGTATTCGTGGCGGCGCTCCAGTTGCCCGTATTCGTGGCGGCGCTCCAGTTGCCCGTATTCGTGGCGGCGCTCTGGTTGCCCGCGTTCGTGGCGGCGCTCTGGTTGCCCGCGTTACTCTCTTTCGCGCTCTTAAAATCCACTTTTTCCAGAATGAACTTCACGCCAGCCTGAATCAGCCCCGAAAGGCCAATCTCTGTTTCAATCTTGATTTTTTTGCCAACCCGCTTGCTGTCCTCCTCAGTCTGCTCGTTAGGATCCAAATCTACCTCGCAGTAACGCGAATCTGCCGGGTTGTAGTATCCGAATACGTCCATCGGGTTCTCGCAGGCGTGGAAACCCTTGCGACAAATATCCGCCGTGTTTTCCTCGTACTCTTTGCCGATTTCGTACTGAAAACCACGGCATTTCAAGTCCTTGTCAAAGCCTTTGTAGCATTTCACTTGCTTTTCGTCCTCCTCTGTGGTATCCTTTCATTAAACCATTTTACCTTTGCCGCTGATTGGGTATCCTACCACCCGTCAGCGGCTTTTCTCATTCCTGCAGCAACTCCAGCTCACCGCTGAGCGGTGCAAAGCACTGCGGGAACGTGTTTCCGTAGATATCTTTCAGCAGCACAAACCGCCATCCCATGCGATCTACGGTCTTAACCTGCTGTGTCGGCGGCAGCTTTGACATCTTCTCGCAGCGCTGCTCCAGTTCATCCAGCGTGCATACGTCCTCCGGCCGAAAGTCCAGTCCGTCCTTCTTGTGCGGTGCAAACCGCATCACTCTCTCGGTATCAAACACCGAGCCGTTAATTTTTACTACCATGCTTGTCCTCCGTTCTCATGCTGATCGTCTTTGCGCTCTCGCGCATCTGCAGGCCGTACTTCGCGGCGTGCATTGCCTTGCCGATAACCCGGCGCTGCATGTCTTTGACTTTCAGCGTTTTCCTTCTCGCTTCCGTCATATCCTGTTTTCTCCCCTCAGCGGTAACGACCGCGATATCTCTGCCGATTCTCATAGGCGCACAGCAGCATGCTGGTGCGTGCTGCCACCATGCCGACAGCCAGCATGATAGCCACGCCGCTAAACAGGTCAATCCGGCCATTCTCGGTCATGCCGCCAGAGATCAGCATTCCGAGAAAACAAAATCCCGATAACCAGCCATAACGCTTGTACATTGGTTTCGTCCCCTTCCTCGCGTGCGCGTTATATACTCTCGAACGTTAGTGAGAGAGTATATATATTCTTATATTCTTTCTCTTGTTGCCCTTTGTCTGCCCTTGGAGTGCCTTTTGTCTGCCCTTGGTCTGCCCTTGAGCCTTCACACAGACGCTTCCGCCTGCACCAAATGATTAGCCACATCGGCTACATGATAGCGACCGCCGGTTAAACGCGGAACACCATCTAAATACCTCTGTACGGTACGATAACTAACGCCAAACCAGTCTTTTAACTGTTTTGTGGTAATATATTCGCACCCTGCGAATGTCCGTAAACGTCCCTCAACCGTGCGTCTGCGGTTGCTCAATTCTGTTGCTGTCATGGTTTTCGTTCCTCCGTTCCGTTGTGTTATTGGTCTGCCCTCGGTGTGCCCTTCATTCGTCCTCGTCCGCGTGAAGCATCGCCCACACAATAAGCAGAATCATTACAGATCCCAGTGTCGCAAAAACTCCGGCGGCGAATGGTGAAATGTACATTGGTATCACCTCCTCACGCTTTCGCTGTTGACTTGTGTTCCCCTCTCCCCCGTGATAAACTGTCAGGGAAAGGAGGTGCTAAAATGACCCGTCTGCAAAGTGAAATTCAGTCCTTCAAAAATCGTTACTCTGTTCATGGGGATGAGCCTGTAACGAAAACCGAGCTTGCTGAATTTGCACGTCGGCTCGCCGATCTTCTTAACGAGTTGGCGAAATGAACCTCGCGCCCGCTGTCACTTCTCGATGGCGGGCGTTGCCTTTAGCACGCCCTCTCGCGCCAGTGCATCGGAAAGCCGCTCTTTTGCGGCCAGATACTCCGCATACAGCCGCGCGATCTCGTTGTCCTCGTCCAGTCGGACGTACATATAGATTTCCTTCTCCATATCCCTCACCTCCTCACGCGCTCTCGTTGTCGTGCCGGTCGAACAGATACTCGATGTTCATACCAGGGAACAGCTTGTCACGGATAACGCGGGCTTCACTATAAGTGAAATCTGTGATACCCTGCATTTTGTTGCGTACTGTCTTTTCGCTGCAATTCATGACCTGCTGAATATCGTAGTAAGTCACGTTGAATCGCGGCATTTCTTTTTCAATGAATCTCATACTATCACCTCCTGTTACCGTATTCGGTAATCTGTATTATTATAATATCACCGTATCCGGTAATTGTCAATGCTATTCAGGAAATATTTTTACCTAATTCGGTAATTTCTTTATTGACATCCGCATGCGTATAGTTATATAATGAAGTCACAGAAAGGAGGATGAATATGCTGGTAGATGCACTGGATATAATGAAACAAAAAAGCGGTAAAACGCTGCAACAGATCAGTGATGAGTGCGGAATACCAAAAGGAACGCTCAACAAAATCTTCGCTGGACAAACCAAAGACCCGCAGTACGGGACTTTGAAAAACATTGTTCATGCGCTTGGGTTCACTGTTGACGATCTGGAGAAGTTTGAAAATCCAGAAACAAAAAAATCCCCTGCTCCGGCCGAAGCCGAAACAGAGGAAGTATCACTTGAAGAAACAGACAGATTATTAGTCGCCCTCGGGCTGATCAAGGAGGGCGAGCAGCTTTCCGACGATGACCTCGCGTTTGTTGGTCATATCGTCGGTCTGCTGGACACATGGTTTAGAAAGCGTAAGTAACGCGTTATAGACAAGGCGGGGATTACCGCACGAATTGATTAACTGGTTAAACTTTTCATTGTTGGTCATATGTAACTCCGCCTTTCTATCTTTCCACTTGCGCGAAAACGAACACTTGTTCGTATATTACATATTGTAAATCACGTCAAGGAAATTTTCAATATGTAAATGTTTTCTCTATTGAAAAGTCCGATTTATCGGACAAAGGAGCTAATTATGGAAAGGCTGTTATTGCCGCTCGTGCTGTCAGTCGGTTCGTGGCTGATCTCGTGGTTCGTCATGTGGGTACTGCATGAGGCGGCAGCAAAAAGCAAATTTTACATTGAAGATGTTATTCCTAATATGGGCGATGTTATCACCGAGGACGGAAACGACTTATTCAAAACCGGATTGATGTATTCCGTTCTGCTGCTGATCTCGCTGCTATGTACTTGGAAGTGGGTTGCATGGGTTCTGTTTGCGCTCACCGTAGCAGCCTGCATTCCGCCGATCGGCGGTTTTATCGCACAAACCCAGCATCCGGCGTGGAAGTTTCTTCCCGCAGCAGCAAAGGCATCTCGTGTTCTCTGCGTATTCGTTCCGCTTGCAACCTCTGCAGTGATCTTGCTGTTCGCCTGCTTATGAAAGGTGGAAAGTTATGAATCGTTTAGGTCAAGAATACGGCATGAAGTGGTACAAGTTCTTGCTTGTGATAACACCGTTTGGAATCATTTCGGACGCTGTGCGCCCTCTGATGGACGTATCGAACGTAGCCAGCAATAACGGCGTACAGTTCGGCGATATCGTTTCCGCGTTACCCGGTTACGTTATCCCGCACATCTTGTCCGGCTTCATTATCGCGCTGACACTGGCCGTTCTGGAATATCACCTGTATAAGCGTTCCTCGCTGTGTGCGCCGCTGGTACGTCTGTATCTTGCGGTTTGCACGTTTTTGTTCATCGTGCTTGCCATTCTGGAATACCATTACGCCGGTTATGTGGATGCGGCATTTTTCAGCAATCTGTTTTCGACCTATGTAATATGGGTCCCAACATATTTTTATCTGAAAAAGCGTTTTTCGGAATCGGAGTATCATGCTTCACCGGAAGAATCCATGACGCATACCGAAACGAGATCTGTTGCACACCACGACGAATCTGTGCATAAAGCAGAAACCACGCAGCAGACCGCACCGCAAACTTCCGTGCCGCAGGTGATGACAAACCTTATCGACATGGTTGCATCCCAGCTTGAAGGCATCACCGACCAGGAAGAACGCGACCGCCGGATTGCGGCGATATTCCGCAATCGGTTTAATCCATATACTGACCGCGCAGTGGACAATGAAGCTGAGTGGAATGCCTATGTTGAAGCATACTATCAGGATTTGTCCATGCCCAAGCGCGAGCCTGTGGAAACCGAATGTGCAAGTAAACCAACATCTGCTCCCGAGCCGGAATCAGCTGTGCAAACGAACGAACATTGTTCAGAGAATCTTGCAGTTGAACCGGAAACACCCAGCAAACCGGAAGCCCAAAGGCCAAAGTTCTGCCGCAAATGCGGAAAGCCTCTGCGTGCCGACAGTGATTTTTGCGAATGGTGCGGAGAGAGTGTTAAATAAAAAAATCCCGCCCCGGCGTTGACAGCACCGAAGCGGGAAAACAAGGGTAGAAACTTTTGGAACGGATTCTACCCTTCTATTATATCCAAAATAGGAGGAATTTGCAATGCCAAGACGCAAAAAAGACCCTCGTGGCTTTGTCCGTGAGACCGGAACGTATATGGGGAAACACTACGACCTGAGAGCCAAGACCGAGAAGGAACTCAACGAGAAGATCAGAGCAAAACGCGCAGAGATTGAATCCGGAAGCAAACTCATTGAAGCCGGTGTTACCGTAAAGGAATGGGGCAAGCGCTGGGTAGAAACCTACAAGTCAGGCGTGAAGGAATCCACGCGCAGGCTGATTGAGGGACGGCTTGTGAACTACGTCTATCCCTACATTGGAGATATTCCTGTTAGTAAGGTACGTCCACTGAACTGTCAGGAAGCGCTTAACTCTGCGGAAGGACGTGCGCCGGACACCGTAAAGAAGGTGCAGCAGGCCATCGAGCAGATGTTCCGCGCAGCCAAGCAGAACGGCTTGTGCGTCAATAATCCTGCGGAAGATTTGAAAATGCCCCGTACTGGCAATCAGACGAGCCGCAGGAGCATTACAGACCGAGAACGTGTTATTTTACTGGAAACCGCAAAGACGCATCCTGCGGGGCCGTGGGTGCTTACTCTGCTGTATAGTGGCTTGCGCCCGGCGGAAAGCCTTGTGCTGACATACGCCGATATTACAGGCGGTATGATTACCGTTAACAAGGCATACGACCGGGACACCCGCGCCGAGAAATACCCCAAGTCAGACGCAGGCGTTCGCAAAATCCCGATCATCCCCCAGCTTGCCGCAGTCCTGCCGAAAGACGGTTCGTTCGGTGAATTGGTTTTTCCGCGTAACGGGCACTTGTACGATGATAAGTCCATGCGTGCCATGTGGCAGGGTTTCCGCGCCGCTATGGATGATACCGAACGTGAGTTGATCTCGGCGGGGAAAATCTCGCCCATCGCCGAGCAGTTGCCGCCTATCGTTCCATACGATCTGCGCCACACGTTCTGCACGGATTTAGAGCGTGCGGGAGTACCGCTCAACGTCGCAAGCAAACTCATGGGACACGCATCTATCGAGATCACCGCCAAGATTTACACGCACACCGGCGAGGATATGATTGAGCGTGCAGGTGAGCAATTAGCCGCCTTGTTCAGTCCCACATTTAGTCCCATTAACGAAGTGCAAAAAACGCCTATGGCTGACATTATGCGAGAGCTGCAAGAACTTCGTGCAGCAGTGCTCAAAGCCGTATAAAATAACAAAAAAGCCTTGTTTCAATGGATTTACCAAAGAAACAAGGCTTTTTAATATGGAGCTGCTAACCAGATTTGAACTGGTGACCTCATCCTTACCAAGGATGCACTCTACCGACTGAGCTATAGCAGCGAAAGAAAAAACGGCACGATTACGGTACCGTTTTTGGCGACCCGGATGGGACTTGAACCCACGGCCTCTAGCGTGACAGGCTAGCGCTCTAACCAACTGAGCTACCGGGCCATATTAACTTAATTTGGTGGGCCTTCGGGGACTTGAACCCGGGACCGACCGGTTATGAGCCGGTTGCTCTAACCAACTGAGCTAAAGGCCCATATAGGGAATCGACTTTACCCTGCCGTCACAATGAAGTGACGGCAAAGCATTGTCTGAGTGGCTCCTCAAGTTGGACTCGAACCAACGACCCTGCGGTTAACAGCCGCA